TTGAAGAAGAAGCCGAACGACAGAGAGCAAAATAAATGGCAGCTACACTAAATGACGTAACCGCAATATTACAAATGCAGAACGAAGAGCAGGGTAAAACCACTTCTGCAGTTGTGGCACTGGTGCAACGTTTTCAAAGTTTGCTTGATATGCAAAAAAGAAGTATTCTAGACGAAGCAGAGGCTACGAGAGAAGGGGGTAGGAATGGTGGCACAGAACCACCTTCTGCAACCGGGGGGCTTGGAGATGCCAAATCCCCTTTTGGTATTGGTGATGCGCTTCTAGCTGGTGCGGCTTTATCTTTAGCAACACTAGGTACATTCTTTAATCAAGAAATCGAAGAAGTTGTACAGCAAATTCGAGATGCATTTTTAAAGTTTATTGTCGATCTCCAAAAGATCGCATTCTCGATTAATAACTTATTAGTTAAACCTATTAACGTGAAACTTCTTGCATTGATCGATAGTTTTAAAGCAGGGCCAATTGGCAAAGCAATCGATGCTTTCTTTGATGCATTTCGAGGAACGTTTAGATTTATTTCTGGTGCACTTGGTAGAGCGGTCACATTGGTTTCTGGCGGTATGACGGCACTGTTACCAAGCTTTGAATTCTTAAAAGGTATTGGTAAAATCTTCAGTAGATTATTTTTACCATTGACAATCTTCATTACAGCATGGGATACTGTTAAAGGCTTCATTGAAGGATTTGAAGAAGAAGGTATTGTTGGTGGGATCAAAGGTGCAGTCATCGGATTCTTTAACTCTTTGATCTTTGCTCCGCTTGACCTTTTAAAGCAGGCATCTGCATTCGTTCTGAATAAATTAGGATTCGAGAATGCAGCCAATTTCTTAAACAGCTTTTCGTTTCAAGATTTATATACAAACTACATAGACTCGCTCTTTAGTATAGTTGGTCAAGTAGGTAACTTCATCAGTGAGCTATTAACAGAGCGTATTCCGTCCTTAGCATCTGATTTATACAAAAGTATTGGGAATTCTTTCGAGAACCTTACCGAGCAATTAAGAATTAACTTTGAAGTTGCACTCTTAAAAGTCGTTACACTGATCCAAAATATTCCAGATCGTTTAGTTCAGTTCTTAAGCGATAATCTTAGAATCAGTATTCCTAAGATTGCTATTCCTATTCCAGGATTCTTAGGCGGGGGCGAATTAGTTATCGCAGAGCCAAATGAGATTGGCGTGCCAGGGGGAGAGACAGCAAGAGCTAGAATCGCCGAACGTAATGCTCGATTAGAAGCTCAACTGTTAGAATTAAATAGACAGAACCTACAGAATGTTCAAGGTGTTGCTGCAGGTGGTACGACGGTCATCAACCAAAACAGTACTATTAGTAATGCTCAGTCGACGACCATCGCATCCGATATCCCAGCTGCTCAAGATATTTACATGAACAAAGGACTGCTGGGAGGTGGGGGAGGCTTCTAATTAGTCTTCGTTAGCCAGCTTTGAGAAATACGACATTGTATCGTCGTCATCCTCGTCTGTAGCCGCCGTAGAGACTGGTTCAACAGTCTTCATTGGTGCAGACTCAGCAGTAACTGTCAGGTCTTCTACCTGCTGTGCAGTGAGCGTGTCACCATGACCGAGTACCATATCCAGTCGAGACTTCAGTTCATCATATGACTTGAAGGTAGACGGATCAGTGAACTCCTGAAGGGAGTGGCACTGTGCATAGATACGTTCCATCTCTTCATCGTCTGCCAGTGCACTAGGTGCGGCAAACTCAGAGCGGTCGTAGTTACGCCAACCATCCTGCTTACGAATCTTAATCTTGAAGTCAGCACCTTCCCAAAGATCAAATGGGTTGATAGGCTGTTCATCTTCGTACTCTGGCTGCATAGCTGCCATGAGCTTATCAAAGATACGCTTACCAAACTGATAGAGGAAGACCTTGCCTTCATTCTCTGGATTCTTGCTATCAGAGATGACGTAGATGTTTGAGACGTAGTGCAGTCGACGCTTCTGATCACGTGCGGTCTGCTTGTCTTCGTCTCGACCCGAGTTCCAGAGCTTAGAGTTAAGCTCACCTACTGGGTCTTTCTGACCGAGAGTGGTAAGAGATTTCTCAATATACCACATACCGGTATTCTTACCCTTAAAGCCATGATCCCAGTATCGTACCCATGGAAGCTCCTCACCTTCGGGTGCCGGGAGGAAGCGGATAACGGCATAGCCATTCTCTGCTGCGTCAACGGTTGGCTTCCACATACGTGGATCAGGACCAGCACGTTGTTCGGTGCTTTCGTTCAGGGATGCTGCTGCATTGACCAACTTGTCGATGGAGGAGCTACGGGATTTTTTAAGAGCTGCGAGTGTCATATGTATATTCCTTGTATTGACTGAAGTATTAAGACGTGTATTATACTGTATTGTTTGTTGTATGTAAACCCCTATTTTTCTGGAAAGGTAATTGACCCTTCCTCTACCTCCATGGGTTTAAGTGGAGGATTCAAGTTGGGATGAACGGTAATAAAGCCGTCATCCTCAATGTCCTTATTTTTCTTCCAGAGTTCCGGTGCTTTGATCTGGGCAGACACATTCTCCGATTCCGGGTAAGGCGTCTGTTGATAGTGGTTCTTCATCGGATTCCACTTCCACGGCATCGATTGGCTCCTCTTCAATAGGTGTGATCTCTTCCATCGGCACTTCAGGCTCTGGTACCGGTTCGATAACCTCTTCTTGCTGGCCAAACGTTCCCAGCAGATTATCCTTGTAAATAAAACTGCACGCGCCGATGCCTAGAATGACTAGTACAAACGGGATGTACATTCCAATTAAACGTAACATAAAATTCCTCATATAGGTAACTTATTAATCCTTTCCAGGAAATTGAGGTCACGAGCCTCTGCCTCGATCTTATCCTTAATCGACGTATTGATCAGATTAGGAATGCGATCAGGTTCGATCTCGTGTTGATCCATTAGGTCAATTACTGCATCCATGTAAGGTACATCTTTCATGTAGATGTACTCTTCAACCATGTCACAGAATCTTTTACGACTTAGGATTTTGTACTCAATATCCATTATTCTTCTCGTAAAGAAACTCTTGATATGCCTCATTGCCAGACAGAATCTCATCAAGATTGTGGCTGTGAGCATAGTCCATATCAAAAGCTGCTAGTTTGTCTAACTGCTTCTTCTTACGGAACTGCGTATCAAAGTGCTTCTTACGTAGTTTGTTCTTAAGTGTAGCCATTGTATATATTCCTTTCATTAAGACACTCTATGAGTGTATCACACTTTTTTCACGTTGTAAACCATAAAATTATGAAGGCGATCTAAAATATTCTTCAGAATTGAATGGGAGAAGTTCCGACATAAATTTTAATCATTATAAAAATATTCCTTTAAAATTATGTAGATATTTATATATTGTCTAATGGGGTATAATAGTCGTATATTTCTCGTGTATATCGACTTGTTTCATTAAACTCATCAATAGATTCATTGATCACTGAACATGGAATACCTCTCATTGCATCATATTGTTCTACTAGATTTGCCAGTTTCCATCCTTCAATGTCTTCTATTGTAACATTAAAACCTTCTTCTTCAGCTTTGTCGAGCATAAAGGCATCAAAAATTGTATTAAATCTTTTTATGTTTTCTTTATTGATTTTACCACATCCCAGAACTTCAGCTGCGGATAAACTAGCGATGTCTTTATATTCCATAATCATATGTTCTTTGGTCATCACTTGACTCTTAGCAGTACTAGGAACCAATCAAAAAAGTAATGCTAAGAATCTCAACATATTAACTCTCCCTAAACACTTTGTGTATATCTCTTAATAGATTTTTACCTTCATTACGCTTACGCTGGAACACGTTGCGCCCTACAATCATACCATACCCACCATTCTTGGCAATCGCTTCTGCTTCCATTAGGATTGCTTCAGTACCACGCTTAGCACCACCAGAAAAGACTACAGGGATACCACAGGCTGCTTTAACAACTCGATCTACGCGAATACAGAGTGTAGACATATTATCATACTCTGGAAGCTTGACCTTGATTACGTCTGGTTCTAGCTGCGCAGCAATGTATGCTGCATGCATTGTAGTCTCAAACGATATAGGATTGAACTCACCGCCGCGTGGATACGACCAGAGAATGGTCTTGGCAGTCGGTGAGGCATGGGTTTTAATTTTACCAAAGTAGTTGATCATCTCGTCTTGATCATATGAACCAGGATAGATCGTATATCCGATCCCACCCATTTCTCTTGCAGCAGACGTAGTTGCATAGACTGCTTGACTCGGATCAAGCCCGTCATTCAGATTGTTACCATGATTTAGTTTCATAATGATATCCTGTGCTAAATGCGGATACCAAAACTTCAATAGGTTAGCAGTACGCTGCGGTAGTGCTGCAGCCCCTACTAACCCTTCTTCCAATAACTCAGCGATGTAGTCAACCTGATAATCAACATCCAACATCTCAGGATGATCAGTGGCATAGAACGCAGCATGTGGTCCGTGCTCTACGCCTTGATCGATAGGAAGAATGATGGTGTAGTTACCCTTTTTACCGAACTCTGGTTCACATAAACGCTTGTGTTTCATTCTCAGCCTCTAGTTGTTTGATACGATGTTGGCAGTATTCTTCCAGCTCTTTTAACTGTTCTGGGTCTTCGTGTCGTAGGATAATCTCCATTGCCCGAACAAAGTCATTAGTCTGTTTGATTTCGTGATCAGTCATCATTGTAGCATTTTTCCCATACCATATAGCCCATAGTCACATCATCATCAGAGAAGCCTTTCATACCTTCAAGGATAGACATGTACTTGGCAACGCCGATAATACGTTCGTCATTTACGTCGATAATAAACTTGTCTTCGTGTAGACCGGTGCTTCCAGCAACAAAGTTAACGTAACGCTGAGTGTCATTCTCTACCGGTGGTGCCCATTTGTAAATGGCTTCGCTCAGAGTGAGTCCAGAGTAGAGACGGTCAA